TGCCATTGAATTTAGAAGAAATATTAGCATTGCCCGATATCGGGCAGAAGATAAACTACCTGAAGAAAGGTAGGAAGACTGAACTTCCCGACTGTTGTAAACTTTGGGACGATTGGAATCCGGAACGCCATGAAATTATGGTTGACAAAAAGAAGTATCCGGACAGAAAGGTTCTTGAAAAAGAAGCTGAGAAGCACTTCGATGAAAAAACTGGTAAGACTTATGAAATCGAAGCAAGGTATAAAACAGAACCAGTGAACCGTATCTCCATTCCATTGGAACAGGATATAGTGAACATTCAAACTGCTTTCACGGTCGGCACAGAACCGTCTATGGATTGCACTCCAACTGATGATGATGAAAAGAAGCTACTGGATGCGGTAAAGGCTGTATTTAAATCCAACAAAATCAAATATCAGAACAAGAAGGTTGTCCGTGCCTGGCTCTCCGAACAAGAAGCGGCAGAATATTGGTATGTTACCGATGATGATTCGTTTTGGGCGAAGTTCTGGAAAAAAGTAAAGACTACATTCGGAGGCAAGGTAAAACCTACCAAGAAGCTGAAAAGCGTATTATGGTCTCCGTTCCGTGGGGATAAGCTTTATCCGTTCTTCAATGATGAAGGTAAGATGATTGCTTTCTCACGTGAGTACAAGAAGAAGCTCATGGATGATTCGGAGATAACTTGCTTTATGACTATCACTGATAAGATGGTCTATCAGTGGGATTTATCTAAAGGGTATGAAGAAAGAACGCCTTTTACTCATGGATTCCCCAAATTACCGGTTCTCTATGCCTACCGTCCTGAACCTTATTGCAAAAAGATAAAGACTTTTCGGGTTCGGTTGGAGAAATTATTATCCAATTATGCAGATTGCATCGATTATCATTTCTTCCCTTTATTGAAACTTATCGGTGACGTGGAGGGTTTCATGGGTAAGGTTAAGGACAGAATGGTCAAACTTACAGGTGAAGGTGCGGATGCCCAGTATCTGACGTGGAACCAAGCAAATGACACCGTAAAATTTGAAGTAGAAACCCTCTTTGAGAAAGCATATTCTATGACGAATACACCACAAATCAGTTTTGAAAAGTTGAGTGGTGCTGGAAATGCTTTGTCGGGAGTGGCTTTCGATTACGTGTTTCTTTCGACACATTTACAAGTTCAAAATCATGCCGAGGTTATCGGTGAGTTCTTGCAAAGACGTGTGAACTTCATAGTCTCCGCTTTAGGTTCTATAAATCCATCTGAATTTAACAAAGCATCTGAAACGATAGATATTAGTACAGAAGTTGTTCCGTATCGCCTTGACAATTTAGAAGATAAAGTTAATGTAGCTGTAAAAGCTGTGTCAGGTGGTGTATGGTCGCAACGACATGGGGTAATGTTTGCTGGAAATATTGACCGCATCGAAGAAGAAATTTCAGAAATAAAAGAAGAACAAGAAGAAAAGAGAAAAGCTGAAATACAGAAACAAGCCATAAAGAAAGGGGAGTGAAATCACTCCTCTTTGTAGCTCCATTGATGAGGATGTAAATTAAACTGTGTCAGCAAGGAATAAAGTATTAACTTTGCTAACA